AAGGCGTTGGGTTTGCCCCCGATCGGGGAAGTAGCGGCAACGCGCATCGCGCTCGTGGGCGAAACGTCGAGTGACGTGCGCCGTGTGATGATCGAGGGGGTCTCGGGGATCTTGTCGGTTCACCATGGGTGCGAACGTCCGCGATACGAGCCATCCAAGCACCAACTGGTGTGGCCGACGGGGGCGATCGCACAAGTGTTCTCGGCTGAAGACCCCGATGGGTTGCGGGGGCCGCAGTTCGATGCGGCGTGGTGCGACGAGGTCGCCAAGTGGCGCCACCCCGACAAGACATGGGACATGCTGCAGTTCGCGCTGCGGTTGGGCACAATTCCGCAGATGGTCGCAACGACGACGCCGCGGCCGATCCCGCTGCTCAAGAGGCTGCTTGACGACGCGGCAACGGTCGTGACGCGGGCTGCGACCATCGACAACACGGAGAACCTGGCGCCGACGTTCGTCGCGGAGATGACGCGGCGCTACGCGGGCACGGCGTTAGGGCGGCAAGAATTGTTGGGTGAGCTGGTCGATGACTTGTCGGGCAGCCTGTGGCGCCGCGACTGGATCGATGAGCACCGGGTGGCGAATGCGCCCGAGCTCGCCACGATTGTGGTCGCCGTCGATCCGCCGGTGACGGCGACGGCAACATCGGATGCGTGCGGGATTGTCGTTGCTGGGCTGGGGCCCGATGGGCGCGCCTACGTTATCGACGACCGCACGCTGCAGGGTCGCGAGCCCCAAGTTTGGGCGCGTGCGGCCATTGCGGCCTATCGCGATTACCTGGCCGACCGTGTGGTGGCGGAGGTCAACCAGGGTGGCGATCTTGTGGTCACCGTGCTGCGCCAGATCGATCATTCGGTCGCAGTACGCACGGTGCGTGCAACGCGGGGCAAGTGGCTGCGCGCGGAACCGATTGCCGCGCTGTACGCGGAAGGGCGTGTGGCGCACGTGGGCGCATTCGATGCGCTTGAAGATCAGATGTGCCTGTTTGGTGTTGACGGCCTTGCCAAGGGGCGCAGCCCTGACCGGCTCGATGCGCTGGTGTGGGCGTTGACGGATTTGATGATTGGCGCGCCGGGGCGACCCGGTGTGCGCCGGCTGTAAGCGATCAATGGGGGAGACCCTGAGGGTCTGACACCATCGCGCTCTGCCGACAACCAACGACAAGGGAAACGTATGTCGCGCATCCTCGATGCGGTGAGCCGGCTGTTGCCCGGCCGCGCCGGTCTTCCCCATGCCAAGGCCAGCGCCGTCGGCCCGCTCATTGCGTGGGAACCCTTAGGCCAGCCGGTGTGGACGCCGCGCGACTACTCTGCCTTCGCACGCGAAGGCTACATGCAAAACGCGATCGTCTACCGCTGCGTGCGCATGATCGCCGAGGCGGCAGCCTCGGTGCCGCTGTTACTTTACGATGGCGAAGAGGAAGTCACTGAGCAGGGTTTGCTCGATCTCTTGGCGCAACCCTCGCCAGATCAGACAACGACCGACTTTTTGGAGAGCTGGTACGGCTTCTTGCTGGTGGCCGGCAACGCCTACGTGGAGGCGGTGGCACTCAGCGGACGCTTGCGCGAGCTGCACGTGCTGCGCCCCGACCGCATGAAGGTGGTGCCGGGCCCTGATGGTTGGCCGGAGGCGTTCGAGTATTCGGCCAACGGCCAATCGATCCGCTTTGCTGAGGACCCTGTGCCAGGCGTGCGCCCCATTTTACACGTGCGCCTGTTCCACCCGGTCAACGATCACTACGGCATGAGCCCGATCGAGGCGGCGGGGGTGGCGATCGACATCCACAACACGGCGAGCTCGTGGAACAAGGCGCTGCTCGATAACGCGGCGCGGCCGTCGGGCGCGCTGGTCTATGCGGCCAAGAGCGGCAACCTCACGGGCGAGCAATATGCGCGGCTCAAAAACGAGCTGGAAGAAGGCTTTCAGGGCGCGCGCAACGCCGGCCGGCCGTTGCTCTTGGAAGGCGGGCTCGATTGGAAGCCGCTGTCGCTGTCGCCCAAAGAAATGGATTTCGTGCAAGCCAAGCACGCGGCCGCGCGCGAGATCGCATTAGCACTCGGCGTGCCGCCGATGCTGCTCGGTATCCCCGGCGACAACACGTACTCGAACTACCAAGAGGCGCAACGTTCACTCTGGCGCCAAACGGTGCTGCCGCTGGTCAATCGTACGGCCAAGGCGTTCTCAGCGTGGCTGGGTCCGGCGTTCGGCGAGCGCTTAGAACTGCGCCCCGACCTTGACCAAGTGGAAGCCTTGAGCATCGAGCGCGAGGCACTGTGGGCGAGATTGAATCAGGCGACGTTCCTGACCATCAACGAGAAGCGCGCCGCGGTGGGTTACGGTCCCGTTGAAGAGGACGGGCCGGGCGACGTTGAGGAGCAAGAAGAGAAGGCGGGCTTTGATCCAAGCCAGCCGCGTGTGCCGGAGGGCGACCCGGACGGCGGTCAGTGGACGGGTGATGGTGGGGGAGGCTCAGGCGGGAGTGGCAGTGGCGGGTTTGATGTCGGTAGCAGCGAAAGCGAATCCGAACAGATTGCTGAGCCGAAAGTTGAGGCGCCTGAATTCGATCCGTCAAAGCCGGGTTGGCATGATTATACAGTTGAGAACCCCGGCTGCAGCGCTGAGTTGACGTGCTCCAACGAGGAGATGGCGGATCAGTTGTCTCGCTTTTCCGTGCCGGGCCAGGATCCTTCCCAACCCGTCGTGGACGGAGGAACCTACATAGCCGTTGATCCGAATACGGGTTTTCCTGGTGGACCGGTTGAGACGGCCGTCAGCGAAGACGGTCTCACCATCACGAACAGAACGCTGCTGGGGCACCTCTTCTATAATGGAGGGGTCGTGCGAAGGGCCACACAGAATGCTGACGGCTCCTGGACGATTACGACAAGGGGGTTTGGCAACAACATTATTCCCGGTATGAATAAGATTAACGAAGAGCTTGGACCTGGTCTCTTTGATACGCTAGATCAGGAGTTACGCAGAAACATCGAGCGCAATCGGGAAAGCGTTGGGGGAAATAATGACGGGAGCAAATCGTTTTCGAACAGTTTCGATCATCGTTGTTGGCCTCCTCATACTGGCCGTATGGATAGGGGCGCGCAACATGGCAAGTGACCGACAGTATACCGATTTTGAATTCGACTTTGGAACGGGCAGGACGGCCGTCCAAAAGCTAATTGCGACCGTTCCGAGAAAGGAATTGGACACCTACTTTGCGAAAATGCGGGAATTCGCGAAGGCTCACGACCTTAAAATACGAATAAAGCGGCTCAAGCCTGGTTTTGATGCCTTCTTCGTGGATCTTTGGCGCAGTAACGTAATGGTGACGGGAAACAACGTTGCCGATACTCCCGATTTTTATGTCTACGTTTACATAGACCCTGAAAAAGGAGGAAGTGCAGAGATGGCCGCCGCGCTTGTTAAGAGCATGAAAAAATTTGTCTCGCAGGTGCCGGGCATCACGATTAAGAAAAAGAAGTAGGGGTTCGTCAGGGGAGAAGTTTGAGGGGGAAATAATGGCGGGGGCAAATCATTTTCGGACCCACTGGATTCTTATTCTCGGTCTTTTCACGGTGGCCACGATAGTAGGGGGCCAAGCAATGGACGCTGAAACCGTGTCTGAGCGCCACAATTTCGATTTCGGGACCGGCAGAAAATCCGTCTACAAAGTTAGGGCGACGGTGCCGCGAGAGCAACGGGACAGGTACTTCGCGCAAATGCGAAAGTTTGCGAAGGCAAACGACCTCAAAATTCGGATCGCGCCTTTCGATCCGATGCCTAGAATTACCTTCATTAGTTTATGGCGAGAGGACGTGATGCTGACGGGGGGCAACGTCTTCGACCCGAACGAGTTTATTATTCCATTTTATATAGACCCGAAAAATGGGGGAACGCCAGAAGTGGCCACTGCGCTCGGTGAAAGCATGAAGGAGTTTATCTCGCAGGTGCCGGGTATCAAGATTAAGCAAACGAAGTAGGGGTTCGTCAGGGACGGGGGAAGTTTGAGGGGGACATTATGGGGGAGGCAAATCGTTTTCGGACCCTTTGTATTGCGGCCGTCAGCCTTCTCATGCTGGTCGTGTGGATAGGGGCGCGCATCATGGTGAGTGAGCAACAGGTTGCCATATATGATTTCGAACATAAGGCGGGCAGAAGAGCCGTGCACAGTACAGTTGTGACGGTGCCGCGGGAGGAATGGGACACATATTTTGACAAAATGCGGGAATTCGCGAATGGCAATGGCCTTAAAGTACGAATAAAGCGGCTCAAGCCTGGTTTTGATATCTTCTTCGTCGATTTGTGGCGGCCTGACGCCGCTTTGACCGGGGGCAATGTGTTCGACACGCCCGATTTTCATACCCACTTCTACATTGACTCCGACAAGGGCGGAACGCCAGAAATGGCCGCTGCACTCGTTGAAAGCATGAGGGAGTTTGTCTCGCAGGTGCCGGGCGTCACGATTAAGCAAACGAAGTAGGTGTTCGTCAGGGGGGAAGGGCCGGCTCGCCTCGTGATGCAGCGCAAGACACTTTAGCAGGCCGCCGGGCGCGCCGGCACGGCTAACGACATTTCGAAAAATTCGGAGACCAAACGCATGGGCGAGCGTGGAGCGGGCCAGGCGCTGCCTTGGCACGAGGTGTCTCGGCACGAGGTGTCTCGGCACGAAGTGAAGTTCACCTCACTCGACTTTAAGACGGTCGCCG